TATCGCCAACCTGCGCCGTGCGGATGATCTCTGCTTTCTGGCACTTTACTCAGGGAGTAACCCATGCTGAACCACCACGAAATCGTATTCCTCGCGTCACTTCTCGGTCACCACACTTGCGGTCCGATACCAAACGACCACCCTATGGCAACGATCTTTGAATACGCATCGAGTTATTGCGAGCGTTACGGCATAGATTACAAACAGTTACCTCTCGAGGTATCGGATGACGGCATCTATAAAGACCGTGTGCTCATCAAGCTGAAGGAAGAAACCCATGACCAATGAACGCATCCTCTACCTTGGCGCAATCAAGTTTATCTTCCAAGGTATGCTTATCAATGTCCCGACAGGCACGCTCACCGCACCACAACGGCGCATGATGTGGGAGATTGCGAAAGATCGTGCAAATAATTATGCACGCGATTACCTTGGGAGGTAACCAATGAGATATGTATCAACCACCGTCACAGATGCGTTTATAAATCGTCGACCAAAAGCATCTAACAATACCAAGACTGACGGAACAACCTATTACTTTCGCGGTAACAAAATTGCTTGGCATTGCGACGATGGGTTTATCGCGCTTACCTTGGCAGGTTACCCTACAACCAGCAATCGTGACCGGCTCAACACTATCTGCACGATGATGTTCGACTGCAAACCATTCCACCAGAAACAGTACGTACAGTACTATAACGACCAAGAGATTGAACCTGATACGGTTATCAGGATCAAGCGTCTTGAGTTACTTGATGAGGTAACACCATGCACTACATAGCAATGTATATGGGCGTGTTCATCGCCACCGCTATCTTATGGGTATTTGCGCACACGTTCGACTGCCTTGTCCATAACAACATAACACGCATAATTCTTGCGCTCATCGAGGACTTCCTCGCTGTCGTGTGCCTTAGCGCGGCATGGGTTTCAATTATGATATTTGCAATTTACTTTGGAGGTAACCGATGAACGACGAGACGCAATTAACTCAAGAAGAATTAAGAACCCTTATAGCATTACGCAATAAGGGATACGCCATCATACTCTGGACACCTGATGAGTTAAAAGGTGTTGACCCATATATCATAGAAGATGCGTCCATATCCTTTGGATGGGACACAATAGATTATCAATTAACCTCGGAGGTAACACAATGAATGACAACGAAATGAACGACCGCGATATGGAGATCAACGATTATCTTCATAAAGCAATGGACGATCTGTTCTGTGATGTTCTTGCACAGGCAGCCCCAAAAGAACGTAGCCATACTATTGAGGTAATCATAGCATCCGCTCTAGTGTTCATCACGCATAGTATGAAGCAAGGCGGGATGTCTGAAGCTACTGCACATGAAGCAATCAATCATGCTTTTAGTTCAATGCGAGGTGAGTACGTACCGCACTTGCCATCGTGAAATCGCGGGTGGCTTGCCTGACGCTGCTCTGCTTCGGCTTGCCCAAGGCTGAGAAGCAGCAGAAAGCAGCCGCCCCGCCCACCACTATTACCACGGAAAGTAACACCATGAAAAGATTAATCAACGGACTACCCGAGACATATGTCGAGATCAACACCATGCTGTCTGATCTGATGGATACGCTTACCTTGAAAGGTTACTACCTTGTGCCATGGAAGCCCTGCATAATACCTCCCTGTTCAATCAATAGAACCATGCGGCAATGCGCCAAAGATATGGGCAGACCCTTTGTAAAAATTTCCAACAATCGCAATTTTGCCCTTATGACCATACCCAAACGCAAGTACCTTGCGCCTATTGCAAACCTCTTGTTGCTTGCGGCATCCGATACAACCGGCAGAGCAGTAGTTGACCGTAGCGAGGAGACTAATTGGCGGTTTTTGTTCAACGACATGGAACTGTTCAAAAGTTTTCTCGAGCAACTGCACACCCGCCCTGAGCTCCGCAAGGCGCTCAAGTTACCTGAAGAAGTAACACCATGACAACATCTGACACCCCTGATTATGAGAAGGTTACCCGTGAGGTAATCAATCGTGCCATCGACGCAGAGGTTTCGCTTGCACTAGCCAAGCGGGACATCGAGGCACTCACACTCAAGAACGACGAGTTACTTGCGAAGGTAACTAATTATCAATTGATGATGATGCGCGAAGAGAAGCGTCTGACTCGTCTGAGAAACAAAGTTAAGAAAGGACACACCAATGAAAAATCTAAATAGGGAACTAGGAACTGACGCCGAGATGGACTTGCTTGTGCAGCGCATCAAAGGATTCAATTACGAGGACGCATCGCTTGAAGAACTCGTTTCACTATCACGCGCGCTACAAGTACTAGCCGAGGATATCGTCCAGCAACAGCAAGACTGCCGCAAACTTAACAGCGAGCTGACACGCAAGCTGTCCATAACAGACGTTGTATCCGAGATGTCTGGCGTTGTGAACGCAATCAATAATACCAAGAGAAACAACCGCAATGGTTGGTTACCTTGGAGGTAATAACCTAGGAATGTATTCCTAAGTTGACATAGTGTGAAAGCTATGTTATGTTAATGTCAATACCAACCTAGTAAGGAAATACAATGGCAGACCATATCGACACCATCATCTCCGAGCGTAACCTTGTTCACGGAGACTATACTGTCCAAGCGACCATGACCCAAGACATGAAGGATACTGTTCGTAGCGGTCCTAACTATAACACCATGTCACCATCCCATCGTGAGGCAGTCGAGATGATCGCGGTTAAACTTGCTCGCATCTTATGCGGCAATCCGAACCATCGCGACCATTGGGATGACATTGCAGGGTACGCACGGCTCGCATCCAAGCGCACCGATTCAGTTATGCCAAAGATATCTACTGCTAATCAACAGATCGCATCCGCAATCTCGGAGACATTGAGGGCATCATGATTGATGAAGAAGAAGTAGCTTCTTGGCTACGCCTGTTACTTCGCGAGGTTAGGATTATAATCCTAAAGATTAATGATCGCGACTTCGACAATCTATTCGGCACGTTGAGGGAGATATACGAACTCCCTGTGCCGGTAACAACAGTTACCTCAGAGGTAAAAAACTTGCTTGCCTCTCTCGCTCTTACTGACGGACGGATGATCGCCCGTCGGGCATACATGCAGAACGCTGTCGTGTCTCGCTTAATGGAAGTTAGATATCGCATCTTACAGGAGAAGATATGAAACAGGGCAGACTCTACAGACCCCAACCACCTGACTTCTTTCCAAGTCCTAACATCATCGCAACATTAGATCGTACCAACGATATCGTACATTACAGGAAGGATATCGTTAGCGTGTTACCTTGGACTGAACAGCGCAAGGTTTACTACCTAGAGAAAGACCACCTCGAACTGGACACCACGCCAGACCCAACCCACGGTTCCATTTGGAACTAATTACCACGGAAGGTAACCACCATGAAGCTCAATACAATCTCTCGTCTCGCTACTCAGATGTACAAGTCTGGCAAGTGCTACTACTTCAAGTCATCTCCGGGAATCGGCAAGTCGTCCATCGTCGTCGACTCTGTACCGCAGATCGCCAAGGAGACAGGACTTAACCTTGGCATCGTCGTTATCAATGCGCCTCTGCTTACCCCTGCTGACGCGGTAGGGTATCTTATTCCCAAGCATCATGCTGACGGTCGTGTCGAGTCCGTGTATACCCAACCGTTCTGGTGGGTTACCTCGGAAGGTAAACGACTCGAGGAGTACGATGGCGGCGTTATCTTTGTCGACGAGATGGACAAGGGTGACCTTGATGTCAAGAAAGCTATCGGCGAGTTAGCCTTGTCCGGTCGCATTGGTCCGCATGAGATACCCAAAGGTTGGGTCGTGTGGATGGCGGGTAACCGCTCACAAGACCGGTCTGGTTCTACCAAGGAACTTGATCACCTTATCAATCGTCGGTGCGAGATCGAGATCACACCTGACCTCGTTGGTTGGGAGGCATGGGCGCTGACCCACGGCGTTCACCCTGCGATCATTGCGTTCGCCAATCAGAATCCTCAGATCGTATTCCCTGAGACTGTGCCCGAGAAGCAAGGTCCGTTCTGTACGCCTCGCTCGCTTGTCGCTACCGGCGAGATGCTCTCGCTTATGGCGGACGGGGAGGATTTGCCGGTGCACACCGATGCTGTCGAGTTAGCGTCTGGTTATATCGGGCAAGCGGCATCCGCTCAGTTGTTCGCCACCTTGCGACTTGCCGCCGAGTTACCGCCTATTGATCAGATCATCAACTCACCTAGTACCTGCAAAGTACCTCAGAAGCCTGATGCTCAGATGCTCGTCTGCTACAATCTCGCGGCTCGCGTCGAGGCATCCAACTTGAGCCCCATCATCAAGTACGTCGAGCGTTTGCCAGCAGACTTCGCGATCACCTTCGCCAAAGCTGCGACCACTCGCTTGCCTGCTCTTGTTGTTCAGCCTGCCATGATGGACTGGGCACGGCGCAACAACTCCCTGATGACCACGTTAAATGTCATTCGGTAACCTTGAAGGTAACATTGGGGCTAGGTTGATCAATAGCCTACGCAACCAAATCTCTCTTGAATTGACCGCATCTGGTCGGGCTTCCGAGCCCGACTGGAAACTTATCCGACAATTAGATCAGACTGTTCAAAAGATTAAGAAATGGGAGAACACCATGACACGTAGGACTTACCGCATTGAGGTAAAGGTCGACTTCAACGATGACGACCGACACCAATACGTAGCCGAGATTTCACGCCGGTATGCTCGAGACATTCTATCTTCCGTCATGCTCTTACAAGACGGTCGCAAGCCGATGGTCGCGCTACAGATCGAGGACTCGTTCATTGGCTCTGAAGAAATAGACCTTATGCCTGAGAGCGATACCTACCACCAACCAGAGGATAAAGTGTGATGCAGATAACACCAATAGAACTTACTGCCGAGCAAAAGCGCAAGTGGATTGAGACGCGCTCCAAGTTACTATGGGACGCGCCCGCGTTCACTCACCTGCTTTACTCTATGCTTAATCCTGACGGCAACGAGATGTCTGCGGTATTCGCCACTGACATACCCTTTGCCGCCACCGATGGCTCTGCTCTTATTATTAATCCTGAGCCATACTTCAAGCTACCGTTGCAACAGCGTGTGTTCGTTGCGGCGCATGAGATCATGCATTGCGTGTTCAATCATTGCAACATCATGCGGCAGGCGAAAGTTACCGGCAAGGTAAAGTTTGCTGACGGAAGTGAGCTACCCTATGACTCCGAGCTTATGAACATGGCGATGGATTACGTCATCAATGACTTGCTCATCGAGTCTAAGGTCGGCGAGTTTGTGCCAGAAGGTTGCCACGATAAAAACATTGCAACATCACAATCGTCATTCTTGGATGCTTACGCCAAGATATACAAGAAGAAACCAGAGGGTGCTAAGGGCTTCGATACCCTGCTAGATCCGGGTACCTCGCAAGGTAAAGACCCAGCCAAAGCGCAACAAGATCATTCGCAAGTCGAGTGGGACACAGCCATTGCGGCGGCGGTTGCATCAGCCAAGATGCAGGGCAAGTTACCGGCGGCGTTAGAGCGTCTGTTCAAAGAAGTGCTCGAGCCTACTGTCTCATGGCAAGATTACATCCGTTCCTTCTTTGCCCGCAAGGTAGGTGCTGGCGGTTACGATTGGCGCAAGCCTGATCGTCGTATGATTGCGCGTGACATTTACTCACCTGCTCGTTCTGGCAATGGGTGTGGCGATGTAGTCGTTGCTGTCGATACCTCAGGAAGTATCGGTCAACGCGAACTTGATCACTTCTTCAACGAATTGCGCGGTATCTTAGAGGATGTACAGCCATCGACTGTTCACCTTGTATGGTGTGATGCAAAAGTCCATCACGTAGACGAGTTAGACTCAGCGTCTGACTTGCGCGGGCTCAAGCCTCACGGCGGCGGTGGTACAGCGTTCGAGCCGGTGTTCGAATGGATTAGCCAGCAAGGGTTTACGCCCGATGCTCTCGTCTACCTTACCGATGGTATGGGTAGTTTCCCTAAATCTGCTCCCACATATCCTGTCGTGTGGGGCGATATCTATGGTCATGTCAAGTATCCTTTCGGAGATGTCGTTAACATCCCGATCAAGAAGTAACCTCAGAGGTAACAATGCAGAACGAGTTTAGTAAGGAACTCGACGGCTTGATTATGGTTCTGAAGAACGTGCCCATATCATTCCAACAGACGCGCTCGACACTCATGAAGTGCCGAGCGGCTATCCAGACATTATCATTACAAGTTGAAACCCAAGCACGTGCCATCGAAGAACTACGTGCCCGTATCAAGGAGATATCAAATGGGACTAATGCCTGAATCCAGAATCGACGGGATGCGTGATGCTATTCGCAATCGCGCCCATAAGATGTTCACGACCAACAATCTTTCACTATCACCAACCGAGTTTATCGACACGTTCATAGACCCCGACCATATAAACGCGCTGACAGAAGTCCAAGAGATCGTAGGCGAAGTAGGTATGCAATGGGCTTCTTCAGAATTTTACACGGACTTTGGCGAGGTCAAAGAGTTACTCTCGTTTAGTATTAACTTTGAGCGTAGACCACCAATCATCCTGCCAAAGTACGTATCGGACGGTCCACGCATCAGCGCACCACACGATGTGCGCACAAAGATCAATCAGTGGGTTGTAGAACGCGTTCGGTTGGGCAAGGTATTTGGTGATGCTGTCGACTCTCTTAATTGGCTTAACACTAACTGCAAAGATACCCGCGCAATGCGAGCCATGTTCCCTGCTCTACCTACATTACTTAGAGATGTAGCGGCGGATGACAAGTCCGCCACAGCCAGACTAGCAATCAAGCTAGACTCATCCAAGGCTGTTACCAATCTACCTACGTTACCTCGCGAAGTAAGGGATCGCATCTTAGATGCTAGTAACTTGGTTAGCGCAACCACACTGCTTGACGGTGTTAGAGTAGAGAATGAACACCCAAAAGGTACTTCTATCTTCTCATTAAGTACCCGCCATAGACCTAAGAAAGCCAATATGTTTTACCCAGATTCCAATGGAGCGTTCCTATGACGAGCAATAGGTTTCCCGCATATTACGATATGTGTTTACGTTGTCGTGAGAAAGGGTTGGATAAAGTTGCTGACTTTATACATGAGTTGGTCGCTGACAATGAACGGTTGCAGGAGGCATTGCGGGATGTGCTTCCATATGTTGATACGTGCAACGATGAGCACCGTAAAGCCTTAGTACGCGCCCGTATCGTATTGAAGGAGGGTGAGTGATGGATAATGTAGTATTGTTAAGGATTGCCGCACTTCTTACGATGGACCCAAGGATTGCCGCACTTCCTCCGATGGACCCAAGGAATAGGGAATTACTTAAATCCTCTGCCGACGAGATTGAGCGGTTGCGCCGTGATGTAAAAGAAGCAAATGCCCGTGCATACGTCATGGCAAAAGAAGTCACATTGTGGCAATCCCGTGCAGCACTGAAGGAGGGTGAGTGACGGGTACCCGTTACCTCCAAGGTAAATTTTACTTGTCATCAAACTGAACGAAGTCCAATATAATTTCCGCGAGTTCCCTAGTAGCGGAGTATCAAATGTCTACCAATGCGCATACAATTTCGGTTGATTTCTCTTTTGGATTTCAACCATCAGTTACAATTAGTTCACATTCGTTCAACCTTGGAGATGATGCAATGACTTGGAATTACCGCGTAGTTTACGACCCTGTTATGGCTAAAGTTGAATTGATCGGCGAGTACACCGTTCGCGAAGTATTCTACGATGAGGACGGCGAGATCACGTTCTGGTCTAACGAAGCTGCTGTTCCAAATGGCAACTCATGGGAAGAACTTCAGGATGAGATCGCCATGTACGCCGAAGCATATGAACTACCTTGCTTGGTCGTGACTGTTGGCGAAGATGAAGAAGAAACTTTGGTTGAGTGGTCGGAAGACGAAGCCGACGAAGCCGAAGAAGCCTAATGTTATAATTATCGGCGGTTACTTCACGCGGTAACCGCCGGTTAACCTTTAAGGTGGTTAAAATGATTATACAGCTTGACCCCACAATCCCGTTAGAAACGCCTAAAGGTTTTGCTAAGGCACATTTTTTAATAGACTACGGGCAAGAACACCATTTTCTCTGGGTATGTTTTCAGGATGACACTGGTGAGTGTTGGTCATGGCCCAACCCACAAGTTAGATTACAAGAGAACATATCCATGATGCAGGTATTTAAATAAAAAGGGCGGCAGCCCCCACCACGAAACCACCGCCCGCGCGATACGCGCAACCCCACGGAAGGGTATCGGAACGATACCTTCTGAGGTTACAAAAATCAACCCACAAAGGTACCACCATGCAGACAATCGTCCTTGATTTCGAGACGTATTACGACAACGATTTCTCCCTCAGAAAGATGACCCCCGTCGAGTACATTAAAGACCCGCGCTTTGAAGTTATTGGTTGCGCAGTCAAGGAAGGTAACTCGCCTGCCATCTGGATGACCGACCATGAGTTACGCGAATACCTCAAGACGTTACCTGAGAAGGTAATCATAGTAACGCATAACGCATTGTTCGATATGTGTATCCTAGCGTGGACATATGATTACATCCCACACCTTATGGCAGATACGCTGGGTATGGCACGGGCTTGGTTGGGTTACCGCTTGAAGTCACTTGCCCTGTCAAGCGTTGCTTTACATCTGGGCGTTGGCGCTAAGGGAAACACGGTACACAAAGTTGCCGGTATGAATCTGGAGGCGATCAAGCAAGCTGGGTTCTATGAGGAGTACGCCGCCTACTCTGTTAACGATGCGGAGTTATGCTACGAGATTTACCGTAAGCTAATCTTCAGCGGGTTCCCTGTAAAAGAAATTGCCGTGATGGACACCGTGTTGCGTTGCGCCATACAGCCGAAGTTTGTCTTAGACCAGACACTTCTTGCCGAGCATCTCCATTACACCATAACATCAAAAGATGCTCTAATGCAGCAATGCGGGATGCAGAGCCGCGATGATCTATTAAGTAACGAGAAGTTTGCCCGCGCACTAGAATCACTAGGCGTTGACCCGCCCATGAAAACATCCTTGATCACGGGCAAAGAAACATATGCGTTTGCCAAGACTGACCCCGACTTCATTGATCTCGAGGAACACCTAGACCCACGGGTTCAAGCACTTGTGTCCGCCCGACTAGGTATCAAGTCGACACTAGAAGAGACTCGCACCGAGCGTTTGATCAGCATCTCCAGACTTACTTGGCAAGGTAACCAGACGGGCTTGATGCCCATGCCACTACGATACTCCGGGGCGCACACCCATCGCTTGTCCGGCGAGTGGAAGATCAATATGCAGAACTTACCTGCCCGAGGTAACAACAAGATCAGGTCTGCGATCAAAGCCCCCGCTGGTCATAAGGTCATGGCTGTCGACTCATCGCAGATCGAAGCGCGTATCGCGGCATGG